CCTGAAATCAATAGCGCTCATTCCGGCATCTATGCCACTTTTGACAGCAGACGAAAACGAAGATGCAAATGAAGCTCCGGCGTTTTTGATATATTCATCTCGCCCGCCCTTTTTTGCGGCATCAGTGGCTGTTTTCCTCATTGCCTCCGTCACCGCGTTTGTAGCGGCATCCACCGCGTCAGTTATTGTTTTGGGGATTTTCAGTGTGAAAAAGTCCTTAAACCCATTGGCAATCTTATCAAATATGGCGCTAATTGCTCCTGTTACTTTACTAACTATAGAAACTACACCAACTGCGATTTTTTCAACAAACGGGAATAATTTTTCCCATATAATTGCGAGATCAGCTGAGATTTTAACAATATCTCCGAAAATCTTGGCGATATCAACTACAACAGTCAATATTGGGGCCAGGCTTTCGAGAACTCTATCGCCGGCAACAGACATTGTTTCCTGCATCTCTCCCATATCTTTGACGCCAGCCTCTGATGCAAGCTGTATGGCCTTGCCCCAAGCTTCTACCCATGCTTGTACATCAGATCCACGAGACGCTATGATTCTGCCAACGTTAGCCGCAAGCCCAACAAACTGTGCGATAGTGTTAGCGCCCTCGGTGCCGATGGCCTGGAACATTGACTGGATACCAGATACAATAGATTTCAACGTTTCGCTTACGCGCCCGGCGGACTTTTCGCGATCTTTTTCTTCTTTTTCAAGTATAGCTTTTTTGGCTTCGTACTCTTCATCAGCCAACTCGATGTTGTACCTAAGTTCTTCCTCAGCGGCCTTTTTTTTTCTCGCCCGCCAGGCGTTAGAGCCGGCCTCGACTTCGGCGTCGCTTTTTTTCTTTTTTTCAGTAGCAACGGCTTCTGCTTCCGCATTTTCTTTGGCAAGTTTTGCGTCATGCGCCCTTGCCAAGGCCATGGCGTCGTATTGAGACACGAACGCCCCCCACCGCTCCTTGGCGGCCTCCATCTCCTTCCGATCTCTTTCGGCCTTTTCTTCGGCTGCCTTGGCCGCAGCCGCAGCCGCCTTCGATTCCTGCGCCATACCTTCGGCGGTTTTCTTCTGATATTCTACTTGGAGCTTTCCAATTTCTTTTAATTTATTAGTGAGGTTTTTTATTTGTTCTTCGTAGCTTTTAGCCAATGCGCTGCGCTCATTCCCGAAGGACTTTTCCTCCTCAAGTCCGAGCCTTAGCTCTTTGATCCTTTTTTGGATCATGTCCTGTTCGATTTTCAAGGACTTCAAAGCTTCGTCAGCAGTGATCTTTGTCGATCCCTGCATGGCAAGTTGCAGGTTTTCAGTTTGTGTTTTGCTTTCGCTAATCGCTACGGCAAGACCAGTAAAAAGCGCCGTAGCGCCGGCTATGGCGAGTCCGACTGGGCCAAACGCCGCGGGGAGACCGATGCCGAGCGCCCTGGCTGCGGCCAGTGCGGCACCAAGCGCAGTGCTAAGCGCCACAAAGGCAGTGGCGCCAGCAAGCACCGGCTGTGGCAAATCGGACATTACGTTTAGCAGATCGGTGAGGATCGTGATTCCGCTCTTCAGTGGCCCGGTGAACGCTTCCGTCAAAGCGCCAAGGAAAGTCTCGTATGCGTCATTGAGGGTTGATTGCTTGCCAGCCAGGGTCTCGGCCTGTCTTTCAAGCATCTGGTAAAATAGACCGCCTTCTGACGTAGCACGCTTGAAGGATTCGGTTATCATGTCAGACGAGATGGCGCCATTCTCCATCTTCTTTCTGAGGCTTTCCATGCTTTCGCCGGTGGCCTCGCTGATTTCCTTGAGCGGATTAAACCCGGCGTTGATGAGCTGGAGCAAGTCGCCGCCCATAAGCTTGCCATTTGCCTGGATTTGACCCATTACGACCGACAAGCTTTTTAGTTTCTCAGCGTTTCCGCTCGACACGTCGCCGAGCATCTTGACCATGGCGACTGCTTCGTTGCCGTCGACACCAAACTGCAACAGGGTTTGCGTCGCGTCGCGGATGTCCTTGAACTCAAGCGGCGTTTTGTTTGCGAAGTCTTTCAACTCGGCAAGCATTGCCTTGGCAGCCTCGGCGCTGCCAAGCATAACCTCAAACGATACCTGGGCTTGCTCGGCCGCCTTGTTAAACTCGATGCCCTTGAGCAATTCACCAAACACGCCAACGGCTGCGCCGGCAGAAAGGATTGACTTGCCTATAGCTTCAAACGACTTGTCAACATCTTTGACTGACTCGTCAAGTTTCTTTTTAAGTTCGGCATTTTCCGCCGAGATTTTTACGACTAATTCGGATATTGTTTCAGCCATCTAATTGCCCCTATAATTGCAACCATTGGTCGCCGGTTATTTTTGCCTCTTTATGGCCTACTTCGTTAAGATCCCCGCCGTTCGCTACAAACGCCTTCAATATATCCCGGTTTTTCTCGATCTCCTTCCACTGGTCGATCAGCGCTACCAACTGGCGCGGCGTCATTGCCCAAAACTCACTATCCGACCGATTTAAGTAAACTGTGGCCATGGTGTACAGGTATTCCCATGGCCATCCATGCTTATCATCGGTCGCTACTGAGGGTTTCCATTTTCCGCCTTTTTGGCAGCCGGGAGACTGCCGGTAATCGACTCAACAATGGCAGACGCAATTTCGTTGACCATGGATATGTCAATAATCTCCGCAACCTTATCGCGGGTCAAGCTGCCATCTTCGTGCATGAGGCCAGCGTAGGTGAAATCCACGATTGCCGCTACAGATTCTCGGCCTAAGCCATCGCCACCCGTCGGCATCTTGGAAAACGCCGTATGAAGATCGCCATATTTCTCGGCCAAGTACTCCAGCGCCGCGAACGAAAACCGCATATGCCGCTCGCGGTCGAGCACGATTCGGACGCCTTTCGGCCTGATGTTCTCGGTGTTTTTTGCCATAATTTTCCTCCATTTATGGTAAAAAGCCCCGGCCCGATTGGGCCAGGGTGTTGATGCGATTAGTCCTTAGACTACGGTTACGCTGCCAGCCTTGGCGGTACAGCCAACGCCGGATGCGTCCTTGATGCCCGAGGTGACAACGTAGTCGTGCTTGACGGCAGTAAAGCCGGAAGCGGTCGCGGTCTGAGTCGGCGCGGCTCCGCCAGTGCCAAACACCCATCCGGACGGTGTGACCAATGCACCGGTCGAGTCGATGCTGACGTAGATGTTCGACGCGGTAAATGTGGTTTCGTTGAGGGTGATGTTGCCACCGCCGGCCTTGGTGAAGGTAAACACGATCTTGCCGGAGGTACCAGCAGCAGCGGTCACTGTCACGGCATTCAGGTCGCTGGAAGCAAACGGGACAGCGGTGAAGAAGTTGGCCAGGAAGGTGGACGATGCAGCCGGGTCATCGGTGCGGGTCTTGATGCGGACGGCGCCGAGATTGGCGGTACTGTTCAGCTTCAAGGTCGAGCCTTCCATGGACTTGGTGCGGAACTCGACACTCGCGCCCTTGGTGGTATCTTCGCTGGTCGGGACGCTGAACTTAACCTTGTAGAACCAGACATAGGCATACGCGCCGGTATCGAGCAGCATTTCGCCGCCGATGGCAACGTAGGCCGGCTGGTCGCTGGTCTTGAGCACCGACGCGCCGCTGGCGTAGCTGTTGCCGAGTAACCGGGATTCGTGATCCGGGGTCAGGTCGGCAGTTTCCAGGGTCAGAGTTCCTTCACCGATGGACGACACGCCGGTAAAGGCAATACCGTCGTCGGCAAAGAGATTGGTGCGGCTACTGTTCGGATTGAACGACAGCCGGATAGCATCTGGCAGATTATAGATGGTATCGTAGGTTGGAACGCTGTCTGCCGCGTTGTCCGTCAGCATTACGGCGTAGCGGATTTTCCGCAAGCCTATCGCCGGTTTGTTGTTAAGTGGCACGATTGGCCTCCTTGTTTCCTATATTTTACACCATTAAAGGCATAAATCACAAGTAATTAAAATGCCCGACATGGCGCAGCCTGTGGAGGTCAAGCCACGCCATGCGGACAAGATTATGGCTCATAAATCCTCTTTGAATACCGCAAAACTTTTTGCTGTATTCCAGTGTCTTTTTCGACAAAATCCCCCGAGTAATCGCGGTTCCACAGTGCGCCTTCCATCGCGGCATTGAGCGCCAAAACAATCGGCGTCGTGCTTGTTTGCGGTGTGCAAAACACGCTTATTTGCATTTCAGATGTGCCGCTGATTGTTACGTCGTCGGCGTAGTCCTCATCCTCGACGCTGTTGTTGATTTCAGTAAATGTAATCAGCGGCAAGGTAGCAAACGAAGTCGGCCAGGATTGATAGATCCTGCCAGCAGGCACCAGCGCTGATACGCCAGGGTCAGTGGTAAGCAATGTCATCAGCGCGGTTTTGGTGTCTGTCATTTAGCTGCCTTCCTGATAGCGGCTGCGAGAATCTGGTTGATTTTCGTCTGGTTCATCTTGAGCGCCGGCGTGAGGAACGGTTGCGGCTCCATCCGCGACGTGCCAAACTCCTGGAAGGCCGCATACTCGACATTGGTGCCGACTTCGCCGATGTATCCGCCGCTGGTCTTTCGTACGCGATGATTAATTGATTTTCTGAGCAATCCGGTATCCACCGGAGCAAGCTCCGCTGCCTGGCCCTCTACCAAGATGGCGCACTTGATCATGGCTTCACCAACAGCGGTGTCGGCCTTGACGCCGTATAACTTGAAGTCAGCTCGTAGTTTTTTCAACTGCTCGTCCATCGTCATGGCAGTACTACTCCATACGGTTCGATGATAGCCTCTTGATGGCTATACCACGTGCGTAACGCTTTTACTATATACGATTTTCCATATATTGCAATAACCCCGCCGATGGCAATTGATTCCATGTCAAGAAACAATTTCTTGGCCTCAGCCGTTGCCGAGTCGATGCCGTATTCTGCCGGGATGAACTTGCTGCCAATCGGCTGCAAATCAGCCATGAAATCAAATGCCTTGGCATAGGTGTCTTTGAGTATGCCGTCAGCCGATACCGACCTGGTCGCGCTATAGTATGACATCCTGACATCGTTGAACTTTATTCTCATTTTATGACAATCCCATCAACGCCGTCAGCATATTTGTCAGCCGCCAGGGCGGAAATACTTTCGCCTCGACGATCACGCGGCTGCTGCATCTTTGAGCCATATCGCGGCACGAGCACCTTATAGCGGTCGAGCATCATCATGACAGACAGCGGATAGCCTCGCGTTTCCTCTTTGGTATACGAGTATTCGCCCTGGCTTTCGGACTTGTTGCCAATCGACGCCCCGCCGCCTGCCATGGTAGTCATAAGATACCCAACCATCATGGCTGCCGGGATCTTGGCTCCGGCTGCCGTTGGCGACACTCCGCAGTACTGCGTAATGTCGCTGTCAACAACTGGTACCAGGGCATCGATCAAGTCGTCCTTGCTTGAGTCGGTTATTTGCAAGAATGTCTTTACTTCGTCAGTCGTGATGATTGCCATGACCAACTCCTTTATTCAAAGAATCCATTCACGCCAATCACGCCACGGAAAACTTCGGTAGCGGTTGCAGTGCCAACCAAAACCTTGTAAAAGAAACTCACATACTCACCGCCATGTATAACCAGCGGATCGTCAAACTTTACGTCAATCCTGGCGGCTGGCGCACCTACTGCCGCACCAACAGCCCAATGCTGAATGCCCAACGCGATCGCACGGCGAATCTTGACGCCTACCGCATCTTCTGCGCCGGCAAGCTGGTCAACAGTCCCGCCAACACCGATGCCCCACTGCAAAACAGTAGCCGTAGTGGCAACCGCCGCTACCAAGTTGACGGTATCAATCCAACAGCCGCGAATTACCAGTGTACTGCCAACCGGCACTGAATACCGAATGACGTGCAAATCAGTATCGGCGGCGGCAGTGGCATTACAAGCAAACTGTCCACCAAGTCCAGAAAATGCACCAGTTGTATTGGTAGGGGTAGCCGCAGTGACGGCCGCTGAGTTAGTCCAGTTGGCAGTCTGTCCAGCGGTCGCACCGCTCGGGACCTGATACGCACCACCACCCATGCCGACACGGACGTGCGACCAGAGCCGGTTGAAGTTCGCGCCACCGTTGCTAATCTGCATGGCTGATACTTGAAGTTTGATAGCGGTCGCAGGAATAACAGCACCATTGTAGGTTCTGATTGCAAATTGGCATTGTGCAAGCGCCATCGGTGCAAACTGAGTGGCCGGAATGTCAACCTTACCACGCAAGGTGCCTTCTTCCCAGAAGTACACAACATCCTGACATACTTCAATTGCGAAGTCATGCACATCAGCGAATGCCGGAAGCGCACCCAGATCAACATACGTCTCAACGCTGTTGTTACAAGCCACGCCGCGGAATGTGCCGTTTATAATACGGAAAAATACGCCGTCAGTGATAGCCGCAATTGCAGAAGTTGTATTGATGAAACCCCATTCAGCCACCCAGTTCGCCACCGGGGGCGCAGTCCATGCCAAAGCGCACTCGCCGTACAGTGCATTAGCTTTGAACCAAGGAAACGTACGGTTGGTGCGCAGCATCGAACCAGTGTTAATCGTGTTGATGCCGCTTGAGTTCAGTTCCCAACGGTTCGATCCAATAACCACAGTCTGAGTAGTCACGCGAGTACTGAGTGTCGAAGTGTTCAACACCGTACCAGTCGGATATTCATTGAACAGAATGTTGTCTTCGGCTATGCGGAGCTGGTAGTCCTCGCTGACTTCCAATTCACGCATTATTCGAGTGCCATTCGGCAATACGCCTTTCTCGGATGCCACTGAAACAAAGCCGCTTTTAGCGCTATCCCGATTCAGCGCTACCAGCGCCTCATGATCGGTATTGACAGACAATCCGTTAAGGTCTGCCGTATTGTCGGTTAATTGGATGGCCATTTTCTACTCCTGTATGATTGCCCGGAAATTGTATGTCCCGGCAGCCTTTTGCGGTGCGAATCCCATCGCGGTGAATCCTACGCCAACGGATCGGGATACCTCTTTGATTTTCATGTCCTGGATCAAAACTTCTTCAAGTTTATTCGTATACTCGATGGTCGAAATGACGGTGGTAGCAGTGATGGCTGGATATGATACCGCCACCTGCGCCGATACACCACCTGCTCCGAAATCAAGCGTTCCTGTTACTGTTGCCAATGTGCCACCTCCGCCGCCTGTAACCTCGGCCCATGCGCCGTTTTTGCGACCATAAGTTTTCCCATCAATCGGTGCTTCTGGCATCATCGCCGCTTTTTCTGCCGCCGTCAAATGCAGATAATTTCCGGAGTTCA